ATCCTGTAGTGAACGGCCCTTACGGGTTAAAACCTGTAAATTTAATCGGCGGTCAAGTATTTGCGGGTTCTACTCGTAACTTGCCTATTCAGTATGGTTACGCGACTAGCATTTTTTATGGCGATTTCGTAGTACTATCTCGTGGATTCATCACAAGAGCCTCTGTTACAACTGGTACTACTACAGACCAAGTAACGGGTATTTTCTTAGGTTGCTATTACACAAGCCCAACTACTAAACAGCGTTTGTGGTCACAGTATTATCCAGCAAGTGTTAACGCTGGTGATATTACTGCAATTATCTGTGATGACCCTGATACAGTATTTAAAGCAGTTATCTGCTCTTCAGGTTCTATAGTGTCTTCTGGTGCATTGGCTATGGTCGGTCAAAATGTGTCAGGTATTAACAACACAGGCAACTCAAGCACAGGTAATTCTGCTAACGCTATTTTGGCTCCTGTTGATACTCCTGTAACAACAACTTTACCATTCCGTATTGTTGACGTTGTCCGTGATACAGCTGTGTCGTTAGGTACTGCTACATACACAAGCATCTCAACTGCAACAGTAACGTGCTCTGCGTTACCACAAGCGTTAGTTGTTGGTACCGATGTGGGTTCACTTGATTCATCTGGTCAGCTTATTCAATCAAGCTCTTTTGTTGATATAGCTGCAGCTGCTGGCGCTACTTCATTTACTTTGAACCAAGCTCCTTCTACAGCATTTGCATCAAGTTCTACATTAGTATTCACTCAATACCCAGAAGTATTGGTCAAATTAAACTTTGGCTTGCATGGGTATTACTCTGCAACCTCTATCGCTTAATAGGAGATAAACAATGGCAATTTCTAGAGCACAGCTATTAAAAGAGTTATTACCAGGCCTTAACGCGTTATTTGGTTTAGAGTACGCACGTTACGGTGAACAACATAAAGAAATTTATGAAATCGAATCTTCTGAGCGTTCATTTGAAGAAGAAACAAAACTTTCAGGTTTTGCTGCAGCGGCGGTTAAATCAGAGGGTTCTGCAATTCAGTATGAAGCCGGTCAAGAAGCTTGGACTGCACGCTATAACCACGAAACAATTGCTCTTGGCTTCTCATTAACTGAAGAAGCTGTAGAAGATAACTTGTATGACTCATTGTCTGCTCGTTATACAAAAGCGTTGGCTCGTGCTATGGCATACACCAAACAAGTAAAAGCGGCGGCTGTTTTAAACAACGGCTTCAACTCTGCTTATACTGGCGGTGACGGTTCAGCATTGTTCTCAGCTTCGCACTCATTAGTGTCTGGCGGCACAAACTCAAACATCCCATCAACTCCTGCTGATTTAAACGAAACTTCTTTAGAAGCGGCTGTTATTCAAATCGCACAATGGACTGATGAACGTGGTTTGTTGATTGCTGCTAAACCTAAAAAATTGATTGTTCCCCCTGCACTTCAATTCGTTGCAACTCGTTTGCTCGAAACAGAACAACGTGTAGGCACAACCGATAACGACATCAACGCGTTAAAAAACAACGGTTCTATCCCAGAAGGTTACACTGTTAATAACTTCTTAACAGACACCAATGCGTGGTTCTTAACTACTGATGTACCAAACGGTTTGAAACATTTCGTGCGTCAATCATTGGTAACTTCATCAGATTCGGACTTCGATACAGGCAACATGAGATACAAGGCAAGAGAACGTTATTCGTTTGGATGGTCTGATCCCTTAGGTATGTACGGTTCATCTGGCTCAAACTAAGTAAAATCAACTACTTAGCTTTACAGGAAACCCGCTTTACGCGGGTTTCTTTTTGTGTTATGATTCCCCGTGTCAAATCACTTATGGGAGAAAAACATGAATTACCCTGCTACAAGAGAAGAAGCTAAACGTACCAATGCTAAATTTTATTTTACTGGTAAACCTTGTTCGCGTGGGCACGTAGCTCCACGCAAAACAAAAGGCGCGTGCGTAGATTGTATAAAAGAAGATTGGGTTACTGATAATGAGCGTCGTAAACTATTACCTAAATCAGAAGCATCAAAAGCCGCAGGTAGACGATACTATGAACGTAATAAAGAGGCTGTAAAAGCTAGAGCTGATACTAGGCCTACTGAAGAAAAAAGAAGACATAAAGATAAATACAAGAAAAATAATCCTGAATTAGGCAGAATTATATGTAATGCGCGTAGACGTAGAAACCGTGAAGCTACCCCTGCATGGTTAACAAAAGAACAAAAAGATAGTATAAAACAGCTTTATATCGAAGCTCAAAAACTAACAAAACTTACGAGTGTACGGTATGAAGTAGACCATATAATCCCGTTAACAAATGACAGCGTGTGTGGCTTACACGTACCTTGGAACTTACAGGTGATTCCAAAATTAGAGAACCTCAAAAAGGCTAATAAAATAGTTGCATATTCAACCAATTGGTGTACTATCAGCCTATATCTAGGAACTTAATTATTTGCGCAGATTGACCTAGCAAGCTTTACACAAGACTGCGTATCTTACGTGTATTTGGAGATTAAAATGGGTTTAGCATCACACTTTGGTCCTTGGAGACTTGGAACCGTACCTAACACAACTGGCACAACTGCTGGTACTATCAACAATATGGGCGCCACTGAGGTCACTCAGACTATTACCCTACCTTTCGCGTCAATCAATAGTTCGCTTACTGGCACTGCGTTTGTGATTCCAGCAGGGGCAATGATTACGTATTTTAAATACTACGTTACATCCACATTTAGTGGTGCAACAACAGTCAAGTTAAGTATTGGTGCTACTGACGTTACAGCTGCTACTACTGTTACAGGTCCCGCTGCTCCAGCTAATATGACAGCTGCAACTGCCGCTGATGCTGTAACATCTTTGTTTAATAATGTCGGTACTACAGATGCGATTGTTACTTATACAGCTACTAAAGCAGCAACTTTAACTACGGGGTCTGTGACGCTTCAAGTTACGTACACTGTTCGCTTGTCTGACGGTACTTATAACCCAACATCGCAAACTGCGTAATTAGTCTGCGGGGGAGTTTATCTCCCCCCTTTTAAATAGGAGATTAGTTATGAGTATGCAGTATGATGTCAAGAGTGCGCATAGAAGTACGGCAGGTAGTTTTTACGGAAGTCGAGTGCGACTTAAAGGTTTTGTAGTAACCCCAGCAGCTAGTACAGCGTCTACAATTACCTTTAAAGATGGAAGTTCGTCAGGAACTACCCTATGTGAAATAGATATACCTTCTAACACAAACCCAATCCCGTTTTATGTAGCTATTCCTCAAGAAGGTATTCTATTTCAAGATGGGGTTTATATGGCTCTTAGCGCGGCTGTAACCGGCGTGACTATCTTTTACGGGTAAGCCATGATGGACGACCAAATTAAACTTGCAGTTCATGAAAACGAGATTAAACACTTGCAAACTGATATGGACAAATTGGTTAAAGATATGGAAGAACTTAAAGCTTCCGTTGCTGAGATAAGCAAAACTCTTTCAGAAGCTAAAGGCGGATGGCACGTTTTAATGGTTATGGGTGGTGCAGGTGCAGCTTTTGGTGGTTTAGTTGGCTGGGCGTTTGAACATTTCTCAGGTAAATAAGATGGCAAAGAAAGCTCCAGTATTAGCAGTAGGTAGAGGGGAGAAGCTCCCCGTCTCTAAGGGCGCAGGTCTTACAGAAAAAGGCCGCAAGAAATATAATGCGGCTACGGGCTCTAACTTAAAAGCACCAGCACCTAACCCTAAAACCAAAAAAGATGCAGGGAGACGTAAATCTTTCTGTGCCCGTATGAGTGGTATGCCTGGTCCTATGAAAGATGAGAACGGTAAACCTACACGCAAAGCAGCCTCTTTAAAACGGTGGAACTGCGGTGCCTAGTACATCACTCAAACAGAAAAAATTTATGGCAGCTGCCTCTCACAACCCTAGCTTTGCAAAGAAAGCGGGTATATCAGTAAGTGTAGCTAAAGAGTTTAATCAAGCCGACAAAGGCAAAAAATTTAAAGAAGGTGGCAACGTGGCTAATCTAAAAAAGTTATTTAAAGGTAAAGAAACCTATAGCGAAGAGCTTAAAGAAGGTAAAGCTATTAAGTCCGGCAAACTTACTCCTCAGCAATATGCTAAAGGTGAGAAGATGGAAGATTCTAAAAAGATGAAGAAAGGCGGTGTTACTCGCGGTGATGGTTGCGTAACTAAAGGCCACACTAAAGGTAAGATGATGGCTATGGGCGGTTCTTGCTATGCTAAAGGCGGTGTTACTCGTGCAGACGGTGTCGCATCTAAAGGTCACACTAAAGGTAAAATGGTTTAGGAGACTATCATGGCAAAAGTAAAACGCTTCAGAGGCGGCGGTAGTTCAGTAGCAGCCGCAGCACCAGAAGATAGAGAACCTAGCAGACGGCTTAAATCTAAACCTAGACCCTTTACTCGTACTTTAGAAACAGCTGAAGCAGGTGGGAATTACCCAGTTAAAGTTAATACTCCTAAAGTTGATACTGCTGGCGGTAATAATATTATTAAACGCCCCACATCTGAATTAGCTGTAAAAGCTGGAAAGTCTGGTGTTGATGTTGAAAAAACAGTAGGTAGAGCAGCAAGATTGGCTGGTAGAGCGTTTCCAATTGTTACAGGTGCATTAGAACCTTCAGAGTTGGGAGATTCATCTTTATCTAATAAAGAATCCGCAGAAATGGTTAAACGTGGTGCATTTAAACAAGACCAAGATAGTTCTACAGACGCAGCTAACTCTCGTGCAGCAAATAGAGAAGCTATATACGGTACACAAAAATCAGAACCGTCTACGCCAGCTAAAAAAGATGAGCCTGTTGCAGTAGTTAAAAAACAAACTACAGTGGTTTCAAAACCTAAAGTATCCGCCCCAGCTAAAAGCTCTCGTAATAGTATGGCTGATGAGTGGGCGGCTTTTTCTAAAGGTAGAGAAGCTGATACGGCTGCGTTAAAAGATATTACCGATAGATATAAAAAAACCGGTACATTAGTTAATCCTGATGAAGAAAATGCTCGTACTAAAACTGAAGCTACTGAAGCCTCAGAGTACAAAAAAGGCGGCATGACTAAACGTCCACCTAAACCTGCTAAGAAAGTACCAGCTAGAAAGTTTGCATCAGGCGGAAATGTATCACGTACATCGGCTTCTAAACGTGGTGATGGTTGTGCAACTAAAGGTCATACAAAGGGTAAATACCTATGAGACCCTGTAGAGGTATGGGAGCAGTTAATCCTAAAAAACTCCCTGGACGAAAAGGTAAAAAGAAATGACAACATCGGGTACAGCAAACTTTAACCTTGATTTAGGTGACCTCGTAGAGGAGGCGTTTGAACGCTGCGGACAAGAGCTTCGCAGCGGTTACGATATGCGCACAGCTAGACGTTCTCTAAACTTACTCTTAGTAGAGTTTGCAAATAGAGGTATTAATTTATGGACAATTGAACAGTGTGCTGTACCCATTTCGCTTATACCGGGTCAAATTGCTTATGACCTACCTATAGACACTGTTGATTTACTTGACCATGTAGTACGTACAGGCACAGGGCAAAATCAAGTAGATATTAATATTTCTCGTATCTCTGAATCGACTTACTCTACAATCCCTAATAAGAATGCACGGGGTAGACCAATTCAAGTATGGATTAACCGCCGCACAGGAGCAACTTACCCTGACGGTGCAACTACAGTTACTAAAGCTCCACAGATTAATATATGGCCTACACCAGACCAAGGCACAGCCGAAGCACCTTATTATTACTTTGTCTACTGGCGACTACGCAGGATGCAAGATGCTGGAAATGCAGTAAACACACAAGATATCCCGTTCCGTTTATTGAATGCGATGGTAGCAGGATTAGCTTTTTATCTTAGTATGAAGCTTGCTGGCGTAGACCCTACGCGTATCCAAATGCTTAAAGGGGAGTATGAGCAACAGTTAGACTTGGCACTCTCAGAAGACAGAGAGAAAGCGAGTAATCGGTTTGTTCCACGGATTATGCACGTTTAGTCATGTCAGTTAAATACTCATCTGGGAAATGGGCCCACGGTTTTTGCGATAGGTGCTCTCAAAGGTTTCAGTTAAAAGACCTTAAGAAATTAACGATTAAGACTAAAGTAACTAACATACTTGTCTGTAAGAGTTGTTGGGACCCCGACCAACCACAGTTACTTCTTGGGCTTTATCCTGTGTATGACCCACAGGCATTGCGTAACCCGCGCCCTGATACAAGTTATTATCAATCGGGCTTAAATACGTTACAATACCCAGAAGACGGAAGTCGTGTATTTCAGTGGGGTTGGGCACCAGTTGGTGGCGCTTCACAGTTTGATGCAGTACTTACACCTAATTACCTTGTTGCCATCGCGTCTGTTGGCACTGTTACAATCACAACTTAGAGAACTACCATGACAGGCAAAATTAAAACAGAACCTACCCCTAAAGTAGCAGGCTATCCACAGACAGGCATTAAAACGTCTGGTGTTAAAACTCGTGGAAACGGCGCTGCAACGAAAGGTAAAATCGCACGCGGACCGATGGCATAAGCTATGACTTACGCAGAACTGGCAGCAGCAATTCAAGACTATGTAGAGAACACGTTTTCTACTGCGCAAGTTAACCTCTTTATTCAAGAGGCGGAGCAGCGTATTTACAATTCAATACAGCTTCCAGACTTGCGTAAAAACGTCACGGGTGTAGTTACTCTGCACAATAAATATCTGCAATGTCCGGGTGACTTTTTATCGGCTTACTCTATTGCGGTTATTGACCCTACATCCGGTGAGTACACCTACCTTTTAAACAAAGACGTTAACTTCATTCGCGAAGCTTACCCAAGCCCAACAAGTTATGGGACGCCTAAGTATTATGCTATCTTTGGACCGCAGTCTAATGATATAAACGAATTGACGTTTATCTTAGGGCCTACACCTGATGTGCAGTATGAAACAGAGCTTCACTACTTCTACTACCCGCCTTCTATTACAAGTGAAGAGTCTGGTGGTAATACATGGCTAGGTGAAAACTTTGATTCCGCATTGCTATATGGTTCTATATTAGAAGCTTACGTTTTCCTCAAAGGGGACGCCGAGATTATGACTCAATACCGTCAACGCTACGAAGAAGCTATGAACTTACTCAATACATTAGCTACGGGCAAAGACAGAGGCGATGCGTACCGTAACGGTCAAGCAAGGA